CTGCCAAGTGTTTAACTAAATTATCAAAATTAACATAATCAAATACTGGAGCTACATTAGCAAGTGATCCTAATATTTCTATACCCCTAGTAATTGATGAAAGCTCTGTAGATTTTTGTGCTTTAGCAAGAGGAGAAACATATTCTATTTCTATGTCTTGACCCGACAAAAATTCTGGTGCAGGAGCAAACTGTCCTCTTCTAAATAAAATATTAAAACATCTATCAATCATTGGTTTTAATAATTCTGATTGTAGTCTACCTAACACTGGACCCAATAATCTCATCTTCTCTTCGTTTCTTTGTATGACTTCTGTTGCTGTCATTTGTGGTCCTTGTTGCAACATTAATTGATCTACATAAAAAACATTTCTAATAGCAGTTCTTCTTTGCTCTTCCATATTTAAACCTAGTGGATTGTTTGCACCAATGTTTAGTGGTTCAATTCTATCTCTTGTACCACTTCTATAAAAATTTAATCCACCCGGTACAGTTCTAACTGGTAATAAGAAACCATCATCCGGAACTAATAGCGGTGGGTCCACTTGTTTCTGCGCAGCTTTGATTGTAGTTTTTGACATCTCGTTTAGCATCTTTACGTCTGGCAAGGCTGTCATAGCTGGTGATCTTCCATAAATTTCGTGTGATGCTTTTAAGTATCTAGGAACTACAAAAGGAAACTCTTGGAAACCCGATACTGATAATTCATTACCATTTTTCATTTCAATATACACAGATTCAAATGGCATGTTTTCTGTATCTTTTAAATTAGGATTAAAATCTGATCTTGGGTATACAACATGTAATATATCTACTTCGTTGTATGGATCTTTTTTTTCTTGTGCTTGAATGTCAGTTGATATTTTAGTCCCAAACTGTTGTATTGCAGCTCTTACTGATAATTTAAATTTTCTGTATACTGTATCTATTCTACCTTTGTCATCTTCAGCAATAAAAATTTCGTTAATGTGTCTTGTAGAAAATTTTAATATATCTTCATTATCTTCCTGTATAAACATTGCTGCTGTACCAAAAGTAATTAGGTCATGGTATAATTCAAATATTTCTTGTTGAAAGTTTGATCTGTTAAATGCTGTGTACATAACATCAGTTGCACTCTCTAACCAAAGTTTAGCTTCATCTTCCATTTCTAATTCTGAATTTTTAAATCGTAGTGAGAACCAAGGTGTTGATGGATTAGTTAGCATCCCATGTAATGATGCTGCTAGTAATTCTACTGCTTGTATTGGAGATGAATCAAAAATTAATTCTGTTCTTTTATCACCTTTTGATCTTGTCTTGGTAACATCTGCTTTTCTTGGTTGCATGTAGTCTGCAACTTCTTGCCAATGCGTTTCCCAATTTTGTCTTTGCGCTTTTAATCTGTCAAATCTTGACAATAAAGATTTAGTTAAATCTGTTTTTGCCATTATACCGATCCTAATAAACTTTTCTTACCTAATGAATAATCTTCTGAAACTTGTGTTACACCTTTTGAAGATGTAAGTAAATTTTGACTTCTTCCTCTTTTTTTAGTTCTTCTTGGATCATATTTTTTATCAGAAGTTTTTGTTTCTTCAGATTCTGTTGAACCCGGTTTTTCTATACCAATATTTACTCCTCCTTCAACATATCTATTTCCATCTGCTCCATAAATTTCAACTGCTGGACCATAACCAGCTCTTGCATTAGCTCTGCCTACTGCTTCTCTTGATTCTGGAGTATTTGGATCTTGTTCAACCTCTCGACCTGTATTTCGATTAATTTTGTTTCCATAAGCATCTGTCTTACCAGATAATCTATTTTTCATGTAAGACGAATAACTATCTAATGTATTAGTATAACCACCTCTGTTTTTGCTTGTTAAAACTTTTTCTTGAAAAAATTTTCTATTACCTTCAAATTGTTTTTGACGAAGGTCTTTTGTTAATCCCGATATTAGTTTTGATCCGGGTATATCTTTTACTTCGTAATTATCTAATTCATATTTTCCAACATTTGCTTTATCTGTTTTTGTTCGAGTGTAAGCTTTTTCAGCACCCGAAACTTCTAAATCTTTTTTAGCTTTTTTTCTGCTATCTCTTGAGTTTCCTCCTTGTTGTCCTGATGGTCCACTTGCACCCATAATTATACTCCGAATGTTAATGAAGATTTAGTTTCTCTAGTTTCTTTTTTTAAAGGTTTCTTTTTTAAAACTAAAGGCTCTTCAATATTAATTTTTTCCTTTATTTGTTTTTTAATCTCTTTAGGTTTTTTTTTAAAAATTTTTTTAATTTTTTCAAACATATTATATTACAAATAATTTTTTTTTAGATATTTTTACATTGTTTGATAACAAACCACCAGAAGTTATTACTCCACTTTTAGCTTTTGAAACATATCTTATTTTTTTTGTTTTAGTATTATTTTTTGTTTTAGTATTATTTTTTGTTTTATTGTTTGCTGTTTTTTTAAGTAATTTTTTTACTTCTGGTTTATTTAATAATTTTGGAATTAATTTACCGATCATCTGACTTACCTAATAATGTTTCTAATGCTTCTTCTTTTGATTCTTGTATTCCAAGAGGTGAAGTAAGTATTGTAGATTTTCTACCTCTTCTTCTTCTCATAATAGCATCTTGTTCTTTTTTAATTCTTTCTTTTTCTTCTGGTGAAAGCTCATCACTTGGTGGCTCCGGTGCCGGAGGTGGTGGTGGCAATGATGGCATTTTTGGTTTAAATATTGAACCCATAATTACAAAATCCTATAATTATTATCTGCTACACTTTGTGGAGCAGTTTGTCTAGTATTAATTTCTTGGAGACCAACAGCGAGATACCTCATGGCATCACACGCATGGCTGCTCCAATCATGGACAGGCTTTGATCTAAACATTCTGTTTTTATCAATGTACTTCCTGTGGTAATGTCTTAACGCATCTATCAAACTTTTGCAATGGTCTATATCAATCCAACATCTAGGTAACATCATTGTTGTTGCATGGATCCCATCTTCTAATGGAATTTTTGGTACGACTTTAAACCTTAATCCTAATTGTAGTGCGACCTCTCTCCGGGTTTTGCCATTTCCAAATTCGGTAACTTCAATGTCATGCGGAGCAAAATGATCTTTGTAGATATATTCTTTTTCATTAATCATCTTAATATAATAAGGTAAACCTTGACCTTTCTCTTCATGGTAATCAATAATGTTTATGGATCTGCCAAGTTGCTGATAAAATATTATAGAACTATGATCTGATACTCCAAGGTCCCAAGCTGTAGATACTGGTAGCGCAGGATCGTAAGGCACTCTGGTAAGCTGTCTGTCATCATCTAGTTTTGCGATAACATCTCCATATACTGCGCCTTCTATGTTGGCAATCCAATCGCACTCAAACTCCTGTTGATACTTCTTGTCTCCCATAACTTCTTTTGCTTTATCTAATTCATCTTGATCAACTATCTTTGTTTGACTAGCTTTAGCTTTGTAGTGGAACCAATCATCTGCGCCTTGTGCGTGTTGGTACAACTCATAAAAGTTATTCTGCATACCCATTGGGGTACCTATAAATACGCAGTAACCCTTTCTGTCAGATAGTGCTGGTCTAATTATTTCTGGAAACAACTTACTGTTTACGTTTGCGTACTCATCAATTACACAGCCATCTAAGTATATACCTCTTAACCCATCTGGGGATTCGGAGCCTAGCAGGGTGATACGAGAGCCATTTGGTAAGTCTACACGAAGCTCTGTTTCATTAAACTTGGTGTGAGGTATCTTGGCGGTAAATTGTTTCATATAATCCCATGCAATAGACTTTGCTTGTTTGAAGGTGGGTGCAATATAGGCATATCTAGGATTCTTATTTTGGGACAGCAATGCTGACCTAATTAGGTGGTTGATCATACATACTGTTTTGCCAAACCTTCTGTGGCATACCAGTACATTCCATCTGTGATTATCTATTTGTCTGTGCAAGTAGGCTTGATGCTTCCTTGGTGTGTATGGTATTTTAATATCCATTCTTAGTGTATTCTGTCGGATCCAATATTATTTAAAGATTTATAGTCAAAACCCATTGATAGCATAGCATAGCTAATAAATAAATCTGCAGCTTTGTTATTGGGAAAGCCATAAAACTTAATTATTACATTGTTTGTGCCTTCTTCAATATAAGCAACTGAATCTAAATCATCCATACTAAAGTAATCCATGTACTACATTTAGTGCATTTGAAAAAAAATAAAACTAAAAAAGTGTTTGTGTATAAAGGGGTGGGTGGCTGTAAGGGTGTCCTCAAGTCCGGTCTATATATATATAATAAAATGCGGTAGGTTTTTGGGGGTATAGGGGGTCAAGGTTTTCAAAAAATAGGTCCTTGTTCTATATATTATATCTTTTTTAGATTAGTGATAATAAAAGATTATCAAACCTAAAGAGGTTTATGTTTTATTTTCTATAGATAGGTCAGTAATATTGTCGTTTGTTTTATCGCACAAAAAAAGTTGGCGGTCTATGAATTAAAATAGGAACATTCTAAAACAAATTTAATAGGACCCAATAAACATTAAAACAATTCTAAACTATAATATTGTTGCAAATATATCAC